TTGGCTATTTTGCGTTTTCGATATTCGCGTGTGAGGTGGAAATGCTGCAGATGCACAAAAAGGTCGGTTTGCCCGCAACGTAGACCTTGGATCAGACCGCAGCGAATGTCCGGTTCCCGCCCTTCATGTCGGAATATGCGTGGTGCAGCAATAAGGCCGCTTCCCTCTCTCATCATTGTCACGAACGGCCCAAACCTACCATTCGTGGACGGAGCAGCTAACGACAGCAAGGAGGGTTTCCGGCCGGGGAAAACCGCCAGAGGAAACCGCGCGGGCGTGAGCCTATGGTCTGTCTATGATTGGCATGAACGTAAAAAACGGGGCGACCCTGGGTGGTCTTGACCACCTCCGGCAGTCCATTACCGACATTCTGACGACTCCGGTCGGGACTCGGGTAATGCGCCGCGCGTATGGGAGCGATCTCTATCGCTTGGTGGACGCTCCCCTCAATCGCTCGACGGTGCTGGAAATCTTCACAGCGACGGCGGTAGCAATCGCCCGGTGGGAGCCTCGCGTCGAAGTCGATGGGGTTCGGGCCGTGGATCTGCAGCCGGGGCGCATCGAGCTGGATGTCGATCTGATCTGGATTGAATCTGGCGCGCCTTTTGCGCTGCGAGGGGTTGTCATCCAATGAGCCGGTTTTCTTCATCCACGTTGGATCTGTCGCGGTTCCCCCCTCCCCTTGCCATTCGTGGTTTGGATTACGAGGGCATCCTGTCTGCGCGGTTGGCATCTCTGCAGACTCGCTTCGAGGCGGCCGGGCTGGAAATCGACACACTTGGGCTTGAGTCGGAGCCTACCGTCATCATCGAGCAGTCGGACGCGTATCGCGAGCTTCTTGCCTTGGCTGCTATCAATGATGCGGTGCGCGCTACCATGATTGCTTTCGCGCTGGGCGCTGATTTGGACCATTTGGCCGCTTTCTATGGTGTCGCGCGGCGGGTGATCGTGGCGGCTTCCGGGTCCGATCCGGATGTGATGGAGCCGCACAGCGAGTTTCGGCGCCGCGTCTTGCTCGCGCCGGAGGCGTTTTCCAGCGCGGGCGCGCCAGGGGGCTACGTATTCCATGCGCTGGGGTCCGATCCGCGTGTCCTGAATGTGGATGTCTGGTCTCCCATGCCGGGGCACGTAAACGTTGCGGTGCAGTCGCGTGAGGGTGATGGCCTCGCGCCGGTGGATCTGGTCGACGCGGTGCGGGCGCATCTGTCTCGGGAAGATATCAAGCCGTTGACTGACATTCTGTCGGTTCGGTCGGTTGTGAATGTCGCCTATGAGGTGGTCGGTGTCGGCTATGTTTTGCCGGGTCCAGACGCGGCGGCGGTTCGGGATCAGGCCGTGACGGCAATTGAGGCAATGGCTGCGGTGCGCCGCACGCCATCTCGAGACGTTCCTCGCAGCGCGATCTTCGATGCGGCCAGCGTTGGTCCAATGGACAAGGTAATTCTGACGTTTCCCGCTGTAGATATCGCTCGGGATTTTGGCGAGGTTGCGGTGCTGAGCGCCATCATTTTCGAGGTGATCAGCTATGACGGCTAGTCTGCTGCCCCATAACGCGACGGGCTTTAAGCTCGCGCTGGATGATCTCTCTGCCGATCGCTGGGCTGCGCTCGATGTCGATGTGATCCGGCGCTTTCGGGATCCGTGGGTCTGCCCTGCGCACCTGCTCAATTTCTTGGCGTTCGAGCGGTCGGTGGACATCTGGGGCGTGGATTGGCCCGACCAGACAAAGCGGTCGGTCATCGCGTCTGCGCCTGCTGATCATCGCAAAAAGGGCACTCTCGGCGGCGTGCGCCGATATGTGCAGATTGCGGGCGGCGAAATTGTCCAGACGGTCACTCCGCCGGAGGGCGTCTACGCTGCTCCGGATCTTACTGTGGTGCAATGGCAGACCTACCTCGATCGCCAGCCTCGGCTGCGTATCAAGATCGCGCGCAACACTGCGACCTGGACGGCGCCGCTCGGTCACTTTGCGGATCACGCTTATTCGGATGAGGATTGCGCTGGCATAAATGATGGGGCGTTCCTTCGGGCGCGGCAGGCTGTCGTGCGCGAAGGCAAGGGCGCTGCCGATACACCCATCCAAATCAGGCGGGTCAAGACCAGCAGTGAGGCGCGCCCCGGTGTTCTGTTCGAGCAGGTGATCCGCCCTGCTGCCGATCCGCTCGCAATATTTGCGGGTGAGGGGTTCTATTTGGAGCTCTTTGCCGAAGCTGATGAGGTGGCGCAGCGCACGTATTCGTTCGCAATCGATCGCGCGTATCAGCATCGGGCGGCGGAGGCGCTGCTGGACACGGTGCCTGTCGGGTACCGGCCGCGTGATACGCGCTACTTTCGGGAAAGCGAGCAGGGGCCAGCGGGCGAGGGTCACTTCGCGGACGATCTCCTGGCGCCTGATATGTTCGTCACCGATGATATTGGCGACGAGCTCTTGGCGGATGTGCTCTATCTGCACAATCCTGCCGTGAACGCGCCCCTTGTGGACGGGGGCAACAGCTACGCGGATCATTGCCGCTCCGATTTCCCACTTTATTCTGCTCACATGATCGTTCGCCTGGATGAAACCGGGGCGCATGGTGATGCCTACGCGGGCGCCGGGTTCGTCGGCGAAATGCGCGCGGCCGTGGAAGTTGACGCGGCGCGGGATCGTGTCGCGCGTTCGGTCCGGTCGTCTAAGTCTCTGAGGGACAAAATCTCATACACCCACAAAACGCTTCGCCCTCGAACTCTGGCGGACGGCTTCAGTCTGGACGCTGGTCAGCGTCTTGGTGGGTATGTCTTAAACGCTCTGTAACAAAAGGATTTCCCCATGCAGCGCAAAGTTAATATCACGCCGAACCAGAAGGTCACGACCGAGGATTTCAATAACTTTGGTTCGTTCCCTCGCGCGTCGTTTGACGTCCTGCATCGGGATGCGATCGATCATACTGTCAAATACGCAGGCTTTCCTGCGGTTCAGGCGGCGCCAGCGGAGGTGTCGGTCGGCTCTGGCCGAATGTATAAAAATGGCGAGGTTTTCTTTCGGTCTGATGAGGGCGGCGTTGCGATCGATATGCTGTCGAACCTTCCGGCTGTTGCAAAGCGGATCGCCATCATTGTTGCTTACGGAAATGTGGTGGACACGGATTTGGAGACGCGCTCCATCCTGACGGACGCTGCAACGCGGCAAATCGAGGGGCAGGAAATTGCGACCGAGAGTCGTCGGGTGGCGTATCTCGATGCCGTCTATGGGCAGGAAAATGCCACTCCTGTCGCGCCTGCCATTTCCTCGGATTTTGTAGCAGTCGCGGAGGTGGTTCTGACGCCAGCGGGGATCGAGAGCATCCGGCCGCTGACTGCAAACCAGTTGCCTTCTGTGCGCAAAAACAAGGAGGCGATCACGGTCATAAACAATCGCCTGACCGCGATCGGTCCCGAGCTCGACACGGCGAAGTCGAACATCGCGGCGCTGGGCGATGCGGTGCGGGGCAAGGCGGATGTTCGCTTGGTCATGGATCTGGCCTTCGATGTCGCTGATGTGAAAGAGCAGGTTGATCTGCCTGACGATTACACCGCTTGGGGCACTGATCATTTCTTGACGGCGGATGAGGTCGATGCGGCGCATCCGGATTTCTCGGCTAAGATCCTTGAGGGCGGGCGCTATCCGTATGCTGGCGCAGACACCTTGGCTGTCGCTTTGAACAACGCGCTCGAGCCCAAGGTGACGGTGCATGCCAACATGGCGGTTCCTAAATTTTCCGAGCAGAAGCTATTTTCGGTGCGGGGCCGAGATGGCGAGTATTCCCTTTCGGACACCACGGTCGAAACGACCGAAATCCGGCAGCTCACTCGGACGCGGACGGTGGTGCGCTATCACGAAGGCCAGCGTATCTGCACGAACGCTCGTTTTTGGCAAAGCGGTCATTATGATGAGCAGGCTGGTGTTTTCCGGCGCGCCGGTGAAACGTTCGAGGTTGAAAATTTAGCTATACCGCCTCTACTCCAAAACCCGAAAGTTCTTGTGGGTTATGACGCAGAAGTTGTCTGAGACCTTGTCGCGGAAGTTTTTCCAGTCCTGCGGGATGGTTTCACGCATGAATGCGAGGATTGC